CGGCAACAAACTTTGCATATCGGCGCGTGAGCTTGTGGAGGGCGGCATCATGACACTCCCGAACTACAAGCAACTGTCCGCCCGTGGGCGTATCAATGTGGTACGTTCAGGTAAAGGGCTTGGACGGTATGCCTTGGTTGCTGTTGACAGTCTGCCTGCCACCTATAAAGAAAAGGTCGAAGAGAAATACCCCGGTGGCAATGCTGTACTGTTACGTGGCTGGATAATATCGAACTACGAGCTTGACCAAGCCGCCGTTGCCTACTTCATGGATTGGGCTGCCAAGCAACACAGTAACAAGGCTTCGGCCGAGCTTGCCCAAAAGTATGCGGTGAACGCATCGGTGCTGAACACCTGCATCAGGCTGTACAACCGCAGCCGTGATTACCGCAAGCTGATGGGCGAGAAATACAACTGGGACATGATGGTCACTACCATCGAGACACTGCGCGAGGAGTTCGGCCACGACCTGCCGGCGAGTATCCTCCGCTTCCGCAAGAAAGTGAACGAGTACAAGCAGTACGGCTACGAGTGCCTTATCAGCGGCAAATTCGGCAACCAGAGTGCAAGGAAGGTGGACTACAAGACCGAACGGCTTATCCTGAGCCTTGCCGCACAGGAGAACAAGCCATACAACAGCAACGTGCATGAGATGTACATCGCTTTTGTCTGCGGCGAGCGCGAGGCATGGGACCTGAGCACCGGTGAAGTATTCAACCCCGACGACTTCACCGACAAGAACGGCAACCCGAAGGAACTGAGCGAGAGCACCATCAACAACGTGCTGAACAAACCGAACAATAAGCTGCTTGTCAACCATGCGCTCATGGGATATACCACGTTCATGCACGAGCAGATGCCGCACGTCCACCGCCATAACGGGGAATTCTCCCTGTCGCAAATCACGATGGATGACGTGGATCTGACACGCAAGCTGAAGGACACCAAGCAGCGTGTACACGCCTACTACGCCTATGACGTGGTGAGCCAGTGCGTGGTCGGCGCGAGTTACGGGCGCAAGAAAGACCAGATGCTTGTCGTGGACTGCTTCCGCGACATGTTCCGGCTCATCGAGCGCAACGGTTGGGGCATTCCAGCCGGTATAGAGGTGGAGAACCACCTGATGAGCGAATATAAGGAGGGTTTCCTGCAAGCCGGGGTGGCATTCAACTTCGTCCACTTCTGCGCTCCCCAGAATTCACAGGAGAAATACGCCGAACCCCTGAACGGTGCGAAGAAGCGCAGCGTCATACACAAGAACCATGCCGGCATCGGACGTTTCTACGGCAAAGGCAAGTGGCGCGTGGAATACAAGAAAGTCAGCGACGAGTCCAACGACACCTACGAAGACCGGGAATATTTCAGTTTCGATCAGCTGGTGGCTGATGACCGCCGGGACAGTGCGGAATGGAACAACTCGCCTCATCCCAACCAGAAGAAATATCCGGGAATGACCCGCCTTCAGGTACTGATAGCGAACATCAACCCGACCCTGCGTAAGTACGACAAACTCACGCTGAGCCGCTTCATAGGCGAGCGTGTGGAAACCAGCATACGGCGCAACTCGACGGTGCGGGTAGCCTATGAGGACTGGTGGCTGAGCGACACGTCGGTGCTGGAACGTCTGCAACCGAACGACTACAAAGTGACGGCCTACTATCTGCCGGACGAGGAAGGGAAGCCCACGGACGTATATATATTCCAGGGCGACCGTTTCATCGATAAGGTAGAGAAAGTGGAAACCTACAACAGGGTTTTGGCCGAACAGACAGGGGAGGACGTGGTGAACTATATCGAACAGCAGAAAAAGATAAGCAGTTTCGGCAAATACGTCCGCGACAATGCCGTTGACCGGATCGGTACGGCAATCATACAGCCGGAAAAGGAAGAGGTCGCAGAAACCTGTCCCGTCGAGGAAGTTCCGATGGAAAACCGCGATCTACCCGATTATATGGTCATCGAAGAAGATTACCGAAAAAAAGCATTTGAATCCCTTTAAAACGACATTAAAAACAATTCCGATATGATAACAGAAGAAAGTAAAAAACGGATTTCGGAAGCCATTTCGGCTCACCGGTCAAACTACCCGAGCGACGCGAAACACGCAGCCTCGCTGGGTATATCGAGTGCCATATACAGCGCCGTAAAGAACGGACAGACAGAAAGGGTTCTCAGCGAAGCGAACTGGATAACCATCGCCCGCAAGCTGGGTGTCAGCCTGCGCGGGGAAATAGAATGGAAGCCGGCCCGTACAGCAACGTTCGACTTCATAACCTCGCAATTGGAACTGTGCCAAGCAGGCAGTATCAGCGCGATATTGTGCGACCTACCCAACATCGGCAAGACATTTACGGCCCGGTACTACGTGAAAAGCCATAAGAACGCCATCTATGTAGACTGCTCGCAGGTGAAGAGCAAGCAGAAACTTATCCGTTTCATTGCCAAAGAGTACGGCGTGGGCAGTAACGGCCGTTATGCCGACGTGTACGATGACCTCGTCTACTACCTGCGGTCGATCGAAAATCCCCTTATCGTCCTCGATGAAGCCGGAGACTTGCAATATGAGGCTTTCCTTGAACTGAAAGCCCTATGGAATGCCACCGAACGCTGCTGCGCATGGTATATGATGGGAGCCGATGGGTTAAAGGAAAAAATCAACCGGGCCGTGCAATGTAAAAAAGTCGGTTACACCGAGATGTTGAGCCGTTATGGCGACCGTTATAGCAAGGTAACCCCCGATGACGGAAAAGAGCGCGGGCAATTCCTTAACGAGCAGGCGCGTGTCGTAGCAAAGGTGAACGCCCCGGAGGGAAGCGACATTTCGGCCATCGTGCGGAAAAGCGGAGGCGGTCTGCGCCGGGTATATACAGAGATCGAGAAACTCAAACGCGTATAACCATGACCAAGCGAGCATACAGCCCGAAAGA